TCGTCTTTGAATTGAACGAGTTGAACCGTTTCATCTTTGATGCCATCGCTGTGAAACATGCTATCATCTCGTACTATTTGCTCATCGAGAGCTTTGTTATCTTGTGTTGGTTGTGTTTGATGTGCTTCCATATTTGAAATACGATCGTTTAATGACATTTGGATTACTCCTCTTGCGTTCACGATCTCGAATTGTTCTACTGATGATTCTTCTACAAGTGATGGTTGATTCAGTATTTCACCATCTCCGTCGTAATTTTTAGACGCATCCGATAGCGTAAGTCGAATTGGTTGGTATGGGGTCACACAGCACCACCGATCATACTCTATATCCTGGTAATGGTCATAGGTATGAAATTTGGTAGGTACAAAGTGATCGATGATTTTGCGCGCTCTTTCGAACGCTGGGAGTTCGCGGTCGAATACCTCCCTAGAATGCTGCGCCAATTCATGCACAGCTTCCTGCAATGTTGTTGATGTTACATAGTCCAAATCTGCTTTTCCGCGCACCCACATCGCCATTTCACGTATAGTGTCAAGCGATAGCGGCGCACGGTAGCGGGCTTGATCTGCGTCCCAGCGAAAACTACGTTTCAGAAACTGTATCTCACTTAAGGAGCGAAAGGGAACGATTATCCCTGTTTTCGCTTCGTCAGTGTACACCATTCCGATTTCAGCGTAAGCTTCCGTAATTGTATTCTGATTGAACCATTTAATGATTCGAGGTGAAATATTCCAGACATCATCATCGCCATAATTTATATGTGTAATATTGCTATCGTACACATACAAGTCTGCCAATTCTGGCGCGTACTTTTTAGCACACAGCAGATAGACATACCGAGTGGAGATTGAATGATACATAGAATTGAGGATTGTCGTGATCGGACAACCAGATGGATTTGAATGAGACCATGAATAAACGCGGTCTCCAACAATGTGAATCGAATTAACAATTTCACTCCACAAGGCGTATCTAATCAAATTGTCTTCCTCGCTTCCGTCGTAAAAATCAATGATGATGTCTAGGACCTTCCACATGAATGGTGTGTTCAGCGTTCCGTCGTAGTTTGAAAAATCTCCTGCAATTACATGAGGTCCCTTCTCACACAAACGGTTCGCCACTCTCGTCCAGTCTCTATCATAGACATTCACCCCCACACATGACTCTACATCAATTCGATTTCGTGTCATGTGAGCGATGAAGCCCATGAAATACTGCCGGAAGAGAATGGTAAACACCATTTCTCCAACAGAAAATAGACGCGTTTTACCTGCATCTACCTTCTCAATCGGTCGTCTTTCGTCCTTCAGAACGTCGGTCCACAAGACTGATGGTCTTTGACCCGATTTGCACTTCTGTAGCATCGCTGCATGTTTTTCTAAAACAAGTGGATGATCTACAACGTATTCATCGGATCCAAGATAACCAGTCTTGCCTTTCCCAATTTTCTTCCAACCATATCCAGGTGAAGTATTCCTGTTTATGCCTGGTGAGTACTCATCCCCCACTACACCACAAATAGCTGTTTCTAGTGTCTTGACTGTTTTATCTTCAGCCTTGACGTTTCGATTTACTATCTGCTGGTAGTGGTATGATGCAGCCTCTAAGATCATTGGGTTAGGGGTTTTTGGTGTGGCTGCTGCCTTTGCCCTTGCAAATGTCATTGGATCAACAATTTTATCGTCGACCCGGACAGGTCGCAAGTGCGCAGGTTTGGTCACCGGTTTGGCTATGATATTGTGTAATCGAGATGGCTTGATGTCAGTCACACCAGCTCTATACACCGTCACATTTGCCACACCGTAGTGTTGGAATTCCTTTTCAATATTATCTGCATACTTAAGTTCGTTAGACTCAGCACACACACGAACATTACTCTTCATCAATTCAGATACGTCTGGCGACATGTCCGAGTCAACTCTGCGCAATGAGAGACCTTTTAGCAATTTGATAATTAGTCCCTGATGAATAGGTTGTCCAACACCTTGATAGCGTGAATGGTCCATACCAGCGGCATGAATTCCAATCAATTTACGATTGAAGTTCCTGTCATAGGCACATAGGACTCCACCACACTGTCCACCTGATGTTTGGATACCATATGCGAAATACTTCCTTATCTTACCGACCACAGTTGCACTGGAGTCAGTCATCGTAAAGTCGTTATCAACACATACCATATCCGAGGTAAAATATTGTTTCGGGAAATCATCCATAGCTCCATAAGTTGCCAAACAGAGCTGTG